TAATAATGATGGTACAATTAATCAAGAAGATAATCAGTTAATTGAATATGGAGATAATTTTGGATTTGATGATGAAATTGTAGATTTTCAAGATTTTAAAACATATAGTAATTCTCAAGGAACTGACCTAGATTTATGACTACCACAGACAAATATAATGAAATAGAGAAAGCATTAGATGTAGAAACTAAAATAGTTGCTACTGAAAAAATTATTCCTACTAAAATTGATGATCCTCAAAAAGATTATGAATATAGTAGGGGAAATCTTTACAACTTAATAGATAAAGGTCAAGAAGCTATCAGTGGTATTTTAGAAATAGCACAAGAGTCTGGACATCCAAGAGCATATGAAGTTGCTGGACAACTTATAAAATCTGTTGGTGATGTGACTGACAAATTAATTGATCTTCAAAAGAAAATGAAAGATTTGGATGCTTCTCAAAAAGGACCTACAACAGTTAATAATTCTTTATTTGTTGGATCCACAGCAGAGTTATCCAAACTTATTAAGAAAGGATTTCTAAATAATACAGAAGAACAGTAGTTTTAATGAAAGATCCAAAAGGTCCAGTAAAATCATACAAAACTCCAGAAGAATTATCTAAAAAGCATAAAGTTTCTTTAGATAAAATTATTCAACAAGTTAAAATTGGGACTAAAGTAGAAGGTGAACATACTACTGACAAAAATGATGCAAGAATAACTGCACTTCAGCATGTAGATGAATTCCCAGATTATTATACTAGACTTAAAAAAGTAGAGAAAAAGAAATCCATGAAAGAAGAATCCACAGCAGAAAAACAATATAAAGAAGATACTAAGTATTGTCTTCTTTGTAGAAAAAATGAAACTAGAAGTGAGTGTTCTTGGGGACCTACTATGTGGGACAAATATACTATTGCAGAAATTCATCCTGCTAATGAATCAAAGATTCATGAAGATCATAAGGAAGTTGCTTCTGGAAAGAAGAAAGATGAAGAAGGATATATGGCAAGAGTTGAGTTTGATCAAATTGAAAGATCAATTAACATCCTAAGAAAATTAGTTAAGAAAGGAGATCAACAACTTCCTGCTTGGGTACAATCTAAAATTACTAGAGCAGCAGATTTTATTGATACTGCAGCAGAGTATATGTCTAGTGATGAAGATGTTTCTGAAGGAAAAACTTATGGATCATTTATTTCCGAAGTTGCAGCATGGCAAAGAAAGGAAGGTAAGAACCCTGAAGGTGGATTGAATGAGAAAGGTCGTAAATCTTATGAACGAGAGAATCCAGGCAGTGACTTAAAACCACCACAACCAGGAGGTGGTCCTCGTAAAAGATCTTTCTGTGCTCGCATGGGTGGAATGAAAGGTCCTATGAAAGATGAAAAGGGACGTCCAACAAGAAAAGCATTATCACTTAGAAAGTGGAAGTGTTGATAATTTATGAGTAATCAAGATATCTATTTGGGGAATCCCCTTCTAAAGAAGGCAAATACCCCAATTGAATTCACTGAAGAACAAATTAATGAATTTATTGAGTGCAAAAAAAACCCTGTATATTTTGCAAAAAAATACGTTCAAATTGTAACTTTGGATCATGGTCTGCAATTATTCAGTCCTTATGATTTTCAAGAAAAACTAATAAAAAATTTCCATAATCATAGATTTAACATTTGTAAAATGCCTAGGCAGACAGGCAAATCTACAACTGTAGTATCTTACTTATTACATTATGCAATTTTCAATGATAATGTAAATATAGCAATTCTGGCAAACAAAGCTTCTACTGCTAGAGACTTGTTATCAAGATTGCAAATTGCATATGAGAACTTGCCTAAGTGGTTACAACAAGGCATTCTTGCCTGGAACAAAGGTTCAATGGAGTTGGAAAATGGTTCAAAAATTCTTGCTGCTTCTACTTCTGCCTCTGCGGTACGTGGTGGCTCTTACAATATTATATTCTTGGACGAATTTGCGTTTATTCCTAACCATATTGCTGACCAGTTCTTCGCTTCTGTCTATCCTACTATTTCTTCTGGTCAATCAACAAAAGTAATTATAGTTTCCACTCCTCATGGAATGAATCATTTCTACAGGATGTGGCATGATGCTGAGCGTGGAATGAACGAGTATGTTCCAACAGATGTTCATTGGTCAGAAGTTCCTGGAAGAGATTCAAAATGGAAAGCACAAACTATTGCAAACACTTCTGAGCAACAATTTAAAGTTGAGTTTGAATGTGAATTCCTAGGGTCTGTAGACACTTTAATAGCACCAAGTAAACTTAAAAGTTTGGTGTATGATAAACCAATAAAACAAAATAAGGGGTTGGATGTATATGAGGAAGCAAAAGAAGATAGAGATTATGTAATTACTGTTGATGTTGCTAGAGGAGTAGGAAGCGACTACTCAGCTTTTGTGGTTGTTGATATAACAGAGTTTCCCCACAGGATAGTTGCAAAATATAGAAACAATGAAATTAAACCCATGCTATTTCCTAGCATAATTTATGAAGTAGCAAAAGCTTATAATAGTGCATTTGTTTTGTGTGAAGTAAATGATGTTGGGGATCAAGTAGCAGCAATTATTCAATATGATCTAGAATATCAAAATCTTCTCATGTGTTCAATGAGGGGAAGAGCAGGTCAAATTGTTGGGCAAGGATTTTCTGGCAAGAAAACTCAACTTGGTCTTAAAATGTCCAAGACAGTTAAAAAAGTTGGGTGCCTCAATTTAAAAACAATGATTGAGGAAGATAAACTTATATTCAATGACTATGAGATTATTAGTGAGTTAACAACATTTATTCAGAAACACAACTCATTTGAAGCTGAAGAAGGGTGTAATGATGACTTAGCTATGTGTCTTGTAATCTATGCATGGTTAGTTGCTCAAGATTATTTCAAAGAACTTACAGATCAAGATGTTAGAAAAAGGTTATATGATGAACAAAAAAATCAGATTGAACAAGACATGGCACCATTTGGGTTTATATCTGATGGATTAGATGCATTAATAGGAGGGGAAGTTGATACTGAAGGAGATGTTTGGTTTACTGATGAGTATGGAGATCGTAGTTATATGTGGGATTATAGGTAAAAGGAGAAATTTATAAATACTTACAGAGCAAAATGAAGAACTAGAGGAGTCAAAATGGCTTTAGGCTTAGCATCTCCAGGAATTAAGATCAGAGAAGTAGATTTAACACGCGGTGGGATTAATAATACCACGGTTTTATCTGCTGGAATTGCAGCACCTTTTGAAAAAGGTCCTGTAAATCAAATCATTACTATTAACACAGAAAATGATTTAGTTAAGACTTTTGGTAGACCATACAAAGAAGATTACCATTATGAGTATTGGTACTCAGCATCAAATTTTCTTGGATATGGTGGGTCATTAAAAGTAGTTAGATGTTCAGGTAACAATTTAAATAACTCAAATGCTGGAGTTGGAACAACTTCTGTAGTATCTTTGAAGATTGAAAATTATGATGACTATGAAGATAATCATGCTGATGACACCTCATTTTTCTGGGCAGCAAAAAATCCAGGATATTGGGCAGATGGAATTAAAGTTTGTGTAATTGACAACTTTGCAGATCAAACAATCTCTGGTATTCAAACAACTTCATTTGCAGTTGGATATGGTTTAACTCAGGCCATTTCTGGTTCTATTGCTGGTGTTGGGACAACTTCATCTGCAGAAGGATTCATTAAAGGTATTATTACTGGAATAGGACAATCTTCAATCACTGTAAAGATTCTCTCTAAGGTTGTATCTGGAACTGAGACTGCTCAAGCATATACAGAAAATAGCACTTATGAGTTCAAAACTGGATCAACTGTAAGAGTAAGAAATCAAAACGAAACTTCAACTACCACTACATTTATTACACAAGTCACTGGAACATTTGATGTAAATTATGATAATGTTATTGGTGTTACTACAACTTCTCTTGCAGTAGGAGATCTTGTAGATGGAACTTACATTCCTACAGGGACAACAATTGTTGATATAGGTGCAGGAACTATTACAATTTCTCAAAGTTCAACCGCAACTGGAATAGGAACAACAAACCCAGCAACTTCAACTCTAAACTTCAATAGAGTAGAGACTACTCAAAATTCTGCTGTTGGAACATTTACAACATTCACTGCAGTTGATTGGTATAACTCTCAGAATATTTTAGATGTCTCTAGAGGAGATAATACCACTATTCCTTGGTCAAGTATTGCTCCCAAGCCAACAACTAATCAGTATGTGGTAGAAAGAAATGGTGCTGATGATGCATTGCATGTTGTTGTATTTGACAGCAAAAAACTGAAGAGTGTTTCTGGAGTACCTCAAGCTATTTTAGAAAAGTTTGTAAATCTTTCTAAGGCAGTTGATGGACTTACTTCACCATCACAAAAAATTTATTACAAAGATTATCTTGCACAATACTCAGAATATCTTTTTGCAGGAAAAGTATTAGGAAATGCAACAGATTCTGTTTGGGGAATTTCTCCAGCTGCATCTAAGTTCATCACAGGATTTACTCCACAATCAATTGCAAGTGGAAATTGGGGATCTGAAGCAGATGGAGTATATTTCAATGTCATTGGCAATAAATCATTTACTTTATCTGCTGGCAAAGATTACAGTGGCACTGGAAATATTGGAGGTCTATATGCAGATCT